TGTTAACTTGTACAGGATCAAGTAACATAAGTTCTGCCGCACACAAAGAAACAGCTGGTAGAATAGATATGAATAGTGGAAGTGCAGTAGCAGCAACGGCTAGTGCGGCACCTGCTGTAACTAGAGTTCCACAAGCCGGTGCTTGGACAGGAGCAGAGAATAAAAATCCTGCAGAACACACACCTGAAAAAACAAACAACGACCCTGAAGCAATTGCTGCAGGAACAGCAAATGCATCTAGTGACGACAAAGCAGAAGATAAAGCAAATGACGATACTTTTGCAAAATGTCCACCAGAGGAAAAATCAGAAGCAACTAAAACACAAGAACAAAGACAAGCAGCTACAGATGCAAAAACAGAGAACATTAATGCTCAGTTAACAGACGGAGGTGCAGGCAATGAACTTAGCAGTCTTGATCAAATAGCAGAATTAAATAACCAAGACCTAGGCGGTGGAGCAGGTAGAGAAATAAAAGGAACAGCAACACTCACTGATTCAGAAGGATCATTTTAACAAGGTAAATACGTTATGAGCACATTAGAAAAAAAGTTATACAAAGAGATTACAGTAAAATCCAATAAAAGACCCGATTATGGAGTCGGCGAAAAAACATATCGTGGATTTTCTACGGTAAATCCGGATAGTATAGGCTATCAGCTCTATGATATACAAATAATTAAACAAGATATAATCAACCACTTTCATATACGCCAGGGTGAATTACTTAGCAATCCTAATTTTGGAACAATAATCTGGGATATTTTATATGAACCGTTAACAGAAAGATTAAAAGAAGTTATTGCTGAAAATGTAACTACAATTATTAATTACGATCCGCGTGTAAGCGTTGTATCAGTATCAATTGACCAGTATGAAAGTGGTATACAAATTGACGCAACTCTGTCATTTTTACCTTATAATATTTCTGAAAATATGAAACTAACGTTTGATCAAAACAACGGATTGTTAGCTAGATAATTATATACGCACTTTTCTAAATTTAATAAATACTGTATAATTAAAGGAAAGAAATATTATGTCAACAACCGATAGACAAAATAGGTTATTAGTAGCTGAAGATTGGAAGAGAATCTACCAAAGCTACAGAAACGCAGAATTCAAATCATACGATTTTGACAATTTACGTCGAACTATGATCAACTACATTCGTCAAAATTACCCAGAAGATTTTAACGATTATATTGAAAGTTCAGAGTACCTTGCACTAATTGATCTTATTGCTTTCCTTGGTCAAAATATTGCTTTCCGTACAGACTTAAATGCTCGTGAAAACTTTTTAGAATTAGCAGAACGTAGAGAATCGGTACTACGTTTAGCTAGACTTCTATCGTATAATCCAAAAAGAAATCAAGCTGCTAATGGTTTATTAAAAATTGAAAGTGTTCAAACAACAGAAGATGTAAGAGATTCAAACAATTTAAATTTATCAAATCAAACTGTTGTATGGAATGATCCAAGTAATCCCGACTGGAATGAACAATTTACAAAAGTATTAAATTCAGCATTACCAGTAAACAGTAATGTTGGCCGTCCAGTACAAAAAGCTACTATTGCAGGCGTGCCTACAGAACAGTATAGGCTTAATAGTGCAAACGAAGATTTACCAGTTTACGGATTTAATAAAACAATCAGTGGATCTACTAGTAGATTTGAAATTGTAAGTACAGATATTGACAACGGTGAAGTTAAAGAAGAAGCACCGTTTCCAGGAAATAACTTTGCGTTTATACACAAAGATGACGGCAAAGGTCCTGCTAGTTCCAACACAGGTTACTTCTGTCATTTTAGACAAGGTACAATGGACAACGGTACTTTCAATGTTACTACTCCGAGTACTAATCAAGTAGTTGCAATTGATGCAACAAATGTAAACAATTCAGATGTATGGCTTTATAAAACTGATAATTTTGGATTAGAACAAGAATTATGGACACAAGTTGCAGCAGTTGAAGGCAACAACGTAATTTATAATAGTTTGAGTAAAGGTATTAGAAACATATATAGTGTTCTTACTAGAGCAAATGATAGAATAAGCATGATATTCTCAGATGGTACTTTTGGTAGTTTACCACAAGGTAACTTTAAAGTTTATTATAGAACAAGTAAAAACAGAAGAATTGTAATTGACCCAAGTGATATGAAGGGTGTAAGTATTAAAGTTCCTTATATTAGTAGAACAGGTAAATCTGAACAGATTACTATGGTGTTTTCACTGAAGTATACAGTTGACAATGCTAGTGTAAGCGAATCAAATGCAAGTATTAAACGTAACGCTCCTGCAACGTATTATACTCAAAATCGAATGATTACAGCAGAGGACTATCAAATTGCGCCTCTTGGTATAAGTCAAGAAATTATCAAAGTTAAAAGCGTTAACAGAACATCAAGTGGAATTAGTAGATATTTAGATCTTGTTGATGCAACAGGAAAATATTCTAAAACAAATTTATTTGGAGTTGACGGAATAATAACCAAGGAATTTTTATCGCCTAAGCAAACATTTAGTTTTATTACAAAAACTGATATTGAAGGAGCAATAGCAAATGTTATTGAACCTATTTTAGCAGATAAAAAAGTAAAAAATTATTACTATAATAGTTTTCCAAAAACATTAGTTGGTGATCTTGGAGTTGTGTGGAATAGCGAAACTACAGACACTAATCAAAATACTGGATATTTCACAAACGCAAGTAATATAAAACTTCAGCTAGGAACATTTACAGCAAGTACATTAAAACTATTAAAAGCAGGAACATTAATTAAGTTTGAACCACCAGCTGGTAAACATTATATGATGGAAAATGACAATCAATTAATGAATGGTCCTGCAGACCATTTAGGATCTGCATCATATAAATGGACTAAAATTGTTAGTGTAGCCGGCGATGGAACTACAAATAATGCAGACGGCACTGGACCAGTATTGTTAAACGATAATATTCCTCAAGGTTCTAAAATTATACAAATTATACCTAGACTTGCAACAGAATTACAACAGTCAGTGCAAGCACAAATAATTGATCAATCATTTGCATACAATACTTTTGGTTTAAGATTTGATACTAACTTAGGTGAATGGAGATTAATTACTACAAACAATTTAAATGTAAATAGTCCGTTTAGTATTGGTAAAACAGGGGATGCTACAAATCAACAACTTGATGCTAGTTGGCTTTTATTGTTTGAAACTAATGGCGAAACATATACTATTACATATCGTGCTAGTAGATACGTATTTGAAAGTGCAGAAGAAATTAGATTCTACTTTGATAGTTCAGATAAGATTTATAATAATAGAACTGGTAAAATTATTAAGGACAAAATTAGCGTATTAAATATAAACACTAAACCTGATGATGTTGTACCATTTACAGTAGATTATGACTGGGAAATTGTTGAAGAATATAGAGATGCTGAAGGGTATGTTGATAGTAGTAAAATACAAGTAAGTTTCTTCGACGAAGACGACGACGGAGTAGTAGATGACCCAGACTTGTTTGACAGAATTGTAGATGAAACTGTTAATGTTAAAACAAAATATGTGTTTTTGAAAAAAACTACAACAATAGACGGAGTAGAAGAATACTATTATATTCCTACTAGCAAAGCTACAGCAGAAGGACTATATACCTTTACTGACGGAACAGGTAGCATAAAAGTATTTGAAGAAACTAGCACATTAGGAAGTACATCAACATACGATGACGGACAAGTATTTTATTTTATAAAAGAAAATGTATTTAAAGTGTTAAACAAAACTACAGGTAATACAGTTGTATCGCAAGACTATATGGCTAAGGTTGGAAGAGATAAACTAAAATTCCATTATGTACATGCTGCTGACGAAAGTACACGTATTGACCCTAGTGTAAGTAATATTATTGACACATATATGCTTACAAAGTCATATGACAATTCATATCGTTTGTATTTAGAAGGTACAACATCAGTGAAACCTTTAACACCTAGCTCAGATCAGTTATATTTAAATTATGGTCAACAGTTGAATACTATTAAGTCAATTAGTGACGAAATAATATATCATCCAGTTAAGTATAAAATACTATTTGGAGAAAAGGCTGATACTGATTTGCAAGCTACATTTAAAATTGTAAAAAATCCAGAACAAGTTATTAATGACAATGATGTAAAGACTCGAGTTATTGCTGCAATAAATGAATTTTTTGCATTAGAGAATTGGGAGTTTGGCGAAGCATTTTACTTTAGTGAATTAAGCACTTATGTAATGCAACAGCTTACACCGTATCTAGTTACTTTTGTAGTTGTTCCAAGTCAAACCTCACAATCATTCGGAAGTTTATACGAAGTAAAATGCGAAAGTGATGAAATATTTATAAGCGGTGCAACAGTTGCTGATGTAAGTATAATTGATAGCGTAACAGCTACAAGATTGCGATCTGAAGGATCAATAGTAACTGATTCAACAACAGTTCGTGCAGGAATTCAAAGTGCAGGATTATCTAATACAGTGTCATCTGGCACAAGTTCAAGTTCAAGCGGAGGCAGTAGCTACTAATGGCATACGACAATAATCAAACAGATCAACCATTGCCAAATGGAGACGAAAATAAACGTAAAAGCGAATCCTTTTTACCTAGATTTTTTAGAACTACTGCTAACAAAAAGTTTTTAAATAGTACACTTGATCAATTAATACAACCGGGTGTTGTTGAAAAACTTAACGGGTATATAGGTAGAGAAACAGCAAAAGCATTTACAGCTTCAGATAGTTATGTAGGTGATGTTTCTGCGGAAAGAGCCAACTACCAATTAGAACCTGCAAGTGTTGTAAAAGATAATATCGGCAATGTTACATTTTATAAAGATTATAATGATTATATGAATCAATTAGGTAATTTTAACCTAATTAACAAAAATCATAGTACAATAAATGCACAAGAATATTATGCTTGGAACCCACATATTGATTGGGATAAGTTTACAAATTTTAGAGAATATTATTGGTTACCTTTAGGTCCACAAACAATTGGTATTGCTGGAACAACTATAGATGTTGAAAGTACATATACTATACGTACTGCTGACAATATTGATAACAATGCATATGTATTTTCTCCAGACGGATTAACACAAAATCCTACAATAACTTTATATAGAGGGGTAACATATAAGTTTGATATTGACACTCCTAACTTACCATTTACAATTAAAACAAAAAAGACACTTGACGAAGGTTTTGATTTAGATAGTAGCAGTATTTTAGTTCTCGAAGGCGTTAGTGTACAAGGACTTGAAAAAGGTGTTAGCACATTACAACTTGGTGCAGATACTCCTGATACATTATATTACATGTCAGCTAATGATTTAAATGCTGCAGGAACAATAATTATTAAAGATATAGCGGAAGCAACATTTATTGATGTTGACAGCGAAGTTGTTGGAAAAAGATTTTACAAAAGTAGTAACGGCATATCATTATCAAATGGTATGAAGGTAGAGTTTACCGGACAAGTTGAACCAGTAAAATATGCTAACGAATCATTTTATGTAGAAGGTGTAGGCGACAAGATTAAACTTATTGCTGAATCAGACTTAAATGTTCCTACAGCATTTACTGAAGATATTGATGTTGAATTTGATGCACAAGGATTTGATAGATTACCTTATAGTAAAGCTATTGGATATCCCGAAGACAAAGATTACTTTGTTATTAACAGAGCAAGTAATGATGGTAACTTATGGAGTAGATATAATAGATGGTTCCATAAAAGTGTAATTGAATCTTCAGCACAAGCAAATAACCAACCAATTGATATTGATCAACTAGCAAGAGCTAAACGTCCAATTATTGAGTTTGAACCAAATTTAAAATTACATGAGTTTGGAACTAAGTCAAAGAAAGATGCTGACTTAGTAGATGATTTTACTACTGATGTTTTTAGTACAATTGAAGGCAGCCCAGGATATAATATAGATGGTGTTGATATAGTAGACGGTATGCGTATACTTTTTACTGCTGATACTGACCCATTAGTAACTGGAAAAATATTTGATGTAAAGTTTATAAATTTTACTTCAGGAGCTACTACTAATAGACAGATTCATTTAACTGAAGCAACTGATGGTGCTCCAGTTGAAAACGAAGTCGTGCTAATTAGTGCAGGAACATCATACAAAGGTAAACTTTTATACTATACTAACAACAGTTGGAAGAAAGCACAAGATAAAACATCTGCTAATCAAGCACCGTTGTTTGATATATTTGATGAAAACGGTAATAGCTATTCTGATACATCTGTATATGAGTCTACAACGTTTACTGGAAATAAAATTTTTAGTTATAAACAAGGTACAGGAACAGCTGATAGTGAAATAGGTATTCCAATTACATATAGAAAAATTTCTAATGTTGGTGACATTGTATTTGATTTTAATCTAGTTCAAGATACAATAACTTATACAGCTGACAACAATGCATTTTCAAAAGCAACAGATACAGGATTTCTTAGAAAATATTCAGATTTAACAGCATTTGAAACATTAACTGGTTGGAAGAAAGTTACTGAAAATAGTGAACAAGTTGTTATACAGCAAATAATATATGACAATACAATAAATGATTTTGAAATTGATGTTTACGATAACAGTGGCTCTTTAACAGATTTGTGGGTAAGAGTATATCGTAATAATGTTTTACAATTTAAAGATGTTGATTATACTATTAATACAAACATACAAGGTAATGCACAAGTAACCTTTAATAATACTTTAGTATTAGATGATGTTATATTAATTAAGACTCGTTCTGCAGCTACAAAAAATGATAATGGATATTATGAAATTCCTGTAGCATTAGAGCGTAATCCAAAGAATGAAAATTTAACAGAATTTACCCTTGGAGCAGTAAACGATCATGTTTCTACAATAGTAGAACAAAGCGATGAGTTTAGCGGAGTTTATCCAGGAGTAAGCAATTTAAGAGACGTAGGAAACGTTACTGCCTTAGGTCGTAGATTTTTACAACACAGTGTACCACTAAATTTACCGTTATATCATTCAACAGATAACAATAGTAATATTGTAAAAAGTATAGAATATGCAAGTAAAGAATATTCAGTATTTAAAAGATTATTTTTACAAAAAGCCGAAGACTTAGGTTTTCAAGGTGCAATAAAAGATCATGTGGATAAAATCTTACAAGATATAAACAAAGATAAAACTAAATCACAACCGTTTTTCTTTAGTGATATGGTTCCAATTGGTGCAACAAAAAAGACAACTAGAATTATAGATGATGTTGATGATTTATATTTTCCTTTGTCAAGTATGTTTTCGCTAACAAGTGCATCAAGAAAAGCAGTACAAATTTATATTAACGGTGTACAGTTAGTACACAACAAAGATTATACGTTTAACTCAGAAGGGTATGCGTTAATTACTGCTACAAAGCAACAAGATGATGTTGTTGATATTTACGAATATGAAACTACTAATGGATCATATATTCCTCCAACACCAACTAAATTAGGATTATATCCTGCATACGAACCTGTAAAATATACTGACAACACATATGTAGAATCTCAACAGGTTATACAAGGACACGATGGTAGCAAAATAATTGCGTTTAATGATTATAGAGATGACATACTTTTAGAATTAGAAAGAAGAATTTATAATAACATTAAAGTATCATATGATTCTACATTGTTTGATATACATTCATTAGTTGGCGGCGATTTTAGAAATACCGGAGTTACTAAAAGTTTCATTGATAAAACTATACTAGGCGATTTTATATCATGGTCAAAGTTTATTGATCAAGATTATACACTACATAATTTCTTTGAAAGAACTAATAGATTTACATTTAATTATACTGGTAGTCAAAATAAACAAGATGTATTACTTCCAGGTTTTTGGAGAGAAGTATATAAACAAGCATTTGACACCGATCGTCCACATACTCATCCTTGGGAAATGCTAGGCTTTAGTGTTAAACCTACTTGGTGGGAAACACAATACGGACCAGCTCCTTACACAAAAGAGAATACGCTACTATGGCAAGATCTTGAAGACGGAGTTGTAAGAGAACCAAACAAAAAATTTAAAGTTTTAAACAATTATAAGCGACCTGGTCTTACAGGACATATACCTGCTGACAGTAATGGTAATCTTTTATCACCATTAGATGCAGGATATGTTAAATTCTTTGATCCAACATTTATTAATCAAAGTTTTATATTTGGTGACGGATCGCCTGTAGAAAGTGCATGGCGTTCAAGTTCACAATATCCTTTTAGTATAATAAAAGCATTTGCAATTAATAAACCAGCACAGTTGTTTGCTACAGGATTTGATAGAATAAATCAAGTAAAAAATATTGCCAATGAAATTGTTTATAAACCAACTCAAAAACGTTTTCAACTTAAAGATATTGTATTTCCAAATACATCTGAAGATACAACACAAGTATATACAAGTGGTATAGTAAATTACATATCTAACTATATGAGTACAAGTGTGTTAGATTTGTATAAAGAGTATAAAGAAAATATTACTACTATTAATAATCAGCTTGGGTATAAACTTTCAGGATTTACTGATAAAGAAAAATTTAAGTTAATTCTTGATAGCAGAACACCAACTAATCAAGGTAATGTATTTGTTCCTTTTGAAAATTATAAAATATTTTTAAACACAAGTTCACCTACTAAAATTGTTAGTTATAGTGGTGTAATTATAGAAAGACGTAGTGATGGTTATGTTGTAAAAGGTTACGATAACCAAGCATCATCGTTTACATATTACCAAACTGTTAGTACACAACGAGACCCAAGTATTAATATAGGCGGAATAAGTGAATCATTTTTAATATGGGACACTAATAAAAATTATGTAGCTGGAGCAAACGTTGAATATCAAGGATCTTACTATAGAGTAAAAGAAGCACATACAAGTACAGGTTCTTTTGATAATACTAAGTTTGCTAAACTTGCAAGTTTACCTCTTATAGGTGGCCGCAATGCATTTGTTCGAAAGCAATTTAATAAAAATGTTGTTCTAACTGCTGACTATGGAAAAATATTTACAAAAATACAAGACGTAGTTGACTTTTTATTAGGGTACGGAGAATACTTAAAAGATCAAGGCTTTGTATTTGATTATTACGAAGGTGAAGAAAAAGTATTAACTGATTGGCGCCATAGTGTAAATGAATTTTTATTCTGGACTACACAAAAATGGGGCGAAGGTAGTGTAATTACACTAAGTCCGGCAAGTAAACAGATTAAATTTGTAAGCCAATATAATATGGTTGCTAATGTATTTGGCGGCGAATTTGGTTATACGTTATTACAATCAGACGGAACTCCTTTAGTAGAAGAATTTAGTAGTGTAGGGCGTTCGCCCAACGAATTTATTTTAACTCCAAAAAATACTGCTGAAGGTATTTTTGCAATTAAACTTCCCTTAATACAAAAAGAACATGTATTACTGATAGATAACAAAACAGTATTTGGAGACATAATATACGATACTCAACCAGGATATAGACAAGAACGAATAAAGGTACTTGGATATATAACACAGGATTGGGACGGTAGTTTAAATATACCTGGGTTTGTCTACGACGATGCAACTGTAACAAACTGGCAACAGTGGACAGATTATGCAATCGGAGATATTGTAAAGTATAAAGAATTTTATTATAGTGCAATTAAAAAACTTTCGGGTAAAGAAAACTTTGATGCACAAGATTGGCATCGTTTAGATGATAAGCCTGAAGCTGGATTATATACTAACTTTGATTATAAAGTAAATCAGTTTAGTGATTTTTATGACTTAGATAGTGACAACTTTGATACAGAACAACAAAAAGTAGCACAGCATTTAATTGGTTACCAAAAACGACAGTATTTAGAAAACATTGTTAATGATGATGTAAGTCAATATAAATTCTATCAAGGAATGTTACAAGACAAAGGTACTAAAAATGCACTTACTAAATTGTTTGATGTATTAAGTAGTGCTGACAAAGATAGTTTAGAATTTTATGAAGAGTGGGCTATTAAAGATGGTCAGTATGGCGCTGCTGAAGGGTTTGAAGAATTTGAATTACTATTAGATGAAAGTAAATTTAGACTTAGCCCTCAGCCTATTGAATTAGTTAATAGCACTACTGGCAATGAAACAGATTTAGTTTATAGAATATTACCATATGAAGTATATCAGAAAACAAAAAATTATAACCATCAGCCATTCCCTGCACTAAACGTAAACAAAAGTTATATCAAAGATGCAGGATATGTTAATCAAGCAGATGTTAGAGGTATTGCAACAACATATAGCAATCTTGCAGATTATAATATATCAGATATTAAAAGAGGCCAGTATGTTTGGGTAGGCAATGACAATCTTAATTGGAATGTATACAAACACGTTGACACTGATTATATTGTTGAAAGCATTGAAGCAGGTAGCACTGAATTTAATATTACATTAACAACAAACGTTACAGATATTATTGTAGACGATGTTATTGGAATGTCAAATGTTGGAAATACTACTTTAGATAAATTTTATATAGTATCAAAAGTAGATAAGAATGTAATTACATTAGTAACTTCGTCTGCTGTTCAAGAAATTACAGAGTGCAAAGGAAATATTACTAAATTCCTTTCAGTAAGAAGTGCAACAATTCCGGATGCTAATAATGTATTACAGAAAAACTTAGACGAAGGCGATCTACATTGGATTGATAATTTTGACGGAAATTGGTCAGTAATTAAAAATACAAACAATTTTACTGAACAACTAAAAGTGCAAAAAGATTCATCAGCTGTAGACTTATCATATGCTACTTCAATGGCAGTTGACAGTCGTAATACTACATTAGTTGTAGGTGCTCCAGATGAAAATGACGGGAAAGTTTATATCTATACTAGAGCATCTGATAGTATAAACTTTGTTCAATCACAAGTAATAGAACCAGTAAAATACGGTAACGATTTAGAACGCTTTGGAGCAGGACTTGATATTTCACCAGATGGAGATTTTATTATAGTAGGTTCTCCTGATGCATCAAATGTAAAAACAAAATACGAAGGTAGTTTTGTAGCAACCGATCCGTATCCAAAAGGATCAATAGTTTCTTCTAACCAACAGCTTTGGCGTTCGGTGGTAGATATACAACCTCAAGTAGCAAATGTAGTATACAACAGTTTTGATTCTGTAACAGATGTAATTGATCAACTTAACGTTGAAAATTTAAACACTGTAGATATTCCAATGTTACTAACAGGTAACTATGCAATTGATACAGTGACTAACCAATATGCATTCCAAAATGTAGCAACTGATCACATTCTTATTAGAGCTCCATTAGACATATACAGAGGCATTGGACTAAATGACACTGTTAAACTAGCATGGAATTCAATAACATATTCTAATCAAAGTTTAGCTGCACTAGCACAGCAAGCACCATTTGCTGGCAGCTTTCCTAGTATTACAGAAGCCTACTTAGATGCTGGACATGTTGTACAAAAGAAAATTGATGTAATTTTGTATATTAATTCATCAACTAACTTAGTTGAACTTAACGACATTGTACAAACAGAAACAGGATCAGGTACTGTTGACTATGTGTACAATGAAGGTGCTGAATTAGTTATATACTTAAAAAATGTAAACGGTTCATTTAATTCTTTAGATAGTTTATTTAGAAATGATGGTGATTTTATTGGACAATACGAAAAGCAAGGACCAACTGACAGCGTAGATACTAGTACTGAACTAGGCGGATTTTTATACATAACTGCTCCGTCTTATACGCCAACATCAGCAACTACCAACAAAGATCAAGGTAGAGGACTTATATTTGCTGATGTAATTAGGCCTAGTGAATCGTCAAATAGATATTATTATAATATTTTAGATTTTGATAGTGCAGTATTAGATAGTCAAAATACGTTTAATAGTTATATTCGAGTATTAAGTAGTCAAGGATTACCAGGAGCGTTTGGCAACAACAGTCCTATATTATCTGACTTGTATGTAGTTAGAGCTCCAAAGCCTGTAACTGATGTAGTTAACCAGGGTGATACAATTAATTTTTATGTTAACCAACTTCCTCAATACGGAACTGGTATTATTAAAGATATATCAACAATAAATTTAACAACTACAATTACAAATAAATTGCAAACAATTTATGATGTATGGGACGGATACATTAATTTTGACTTTACAAAGTTTGATGCAGCCGGAAATCCTTTTGAACCAAAAGTTGGACAAAGTGTAGAAGATAAAACAACAGGAGCAACTGGTGTTGTAGCATATTATCAAAGAGACGGATTAAATGCAACAGTCTTTGTAAAAAGTGTTACAGGTGTGTGGTCAAAAGGTGACGACTACGGACAAAATGCTGAAATTGAATTTAAATTAATACCAGGCGATCCAAGTCCAACATATCAAGCAGATAGAATAATTGGACAAGTACAATTTGTAAGTTTAGGACTACCAGCTGATAACATTGGTAAAATGTTAGTATTCCAAAATACAACCACTGTTAGTGTTCCTACAGGAATTGATTATATAACTGATGCAGAATATTGGTTCTATCAACAAGATAATGTTAATGGTATTCCTCGTCCTGCAAATGCACCTAGTGCAATTAATAACGAATGGGAACAAACTTATAAAATTCCAACTGATGTCACAGGTACTGCTAGTGGGTTGACTAACGAGGGAATCTATGCTATCTATAGTAAAACAACGTTTGGTCAATATGATTTAATTAATTCTTACACTGTTCCTGAAAAGGCTACTAACTATAAATTAGGTTCAAGTATAAAAATTACAAAAAATAATGATTTATATAGAGGTATGATTGGCGCTGCAGGCAACGGTACTACAAGTTTACCTGGTAAAATTTATTTTATTAAAAAGGGTACAGAAAACAATATAGCATACGATTGGGATTATGCTAAGAATAAAAAGTTTAAAGGCACATTTGACGAAAGTTTAAATTATTTTACAGACGACATTGTATATGTTGGTGGTGTACTTTATGTTGCTAAAACTAACGTTGCTCCAGGAGCATTTGATGCTAATGATTGGACATCAACAGATGATTTAGTTGATTATGTAGGTTATATTCCGAACAGCACAGGACTAAGTGTAAGTGACGGCAATACAGTATTAGACCAAGCCGGCCTAGTAGATTTTGGAAGCGAATTTGATGTAGCAAACTCGGGCGAAGTTTTAATTACTAATGCAATGTATAACGATAGTACAAATAAAGTTGTTGTATATAGAGCTAACAATGGACACTTTGAACGTTCGCAAGAAATAGATGCTCCTGATATAACATCAGGGTTTGGACATGCACTAGCTCTTTCAAATGACGGTACACTAATAGCAATAAGTGCGCCGTATAACGATAATTATAAAGCTGATCAAGGTATAATTTATATCTACAAACAAGTTAATGGTGTATTTGAAATTGCACAAACACTAAAAAGTCCAAACAATGAACAAGGTGAAAAATTTGGATGGCGATTAGACTTTGATGGCGATCAACTATTTGTTTCTGCAAAAGATGCTGATATGGCAACTAAAACTATATTTGACTCTGGAGAAACTATTTTAGATCAAGGATTTACAGCATTTAATACAATTAATGATAATGCCGGAGTAGTTTATGTTTATGAAAAAGTTAAACAAGATTTAATCTTTGCACAAACTATTCAAATACCTAGTACAGAATTAATAGATCCAAACATTAATTATTTTGGTAATAACATACTTGCTAGAAACAATCATTTTTATGTTGGATTGCCTAATAGAGTTGACGGCACAAGACTTGGCAACGTAATTGATTTTAAAAATAATAGAAATGAAAACATTTGGCAAATTCATAGATCTAACAAACCAACAGTTGACCTAAACAAAATTAAAAAAATGTTCTTGTATAATACAAAGGACAATGAACTTTTAACTTATATAGATTATATTGATCCAATTCAAGGTAAAGTTGCAGGTGTTGCTGAACAAGATTTAACATATAAAACTTATTATGACCCTGCACTATACGATTTATCTTCAACAGGTCAAGTAATTGATCCTACAAACAGTTGGGGTGAAAAGCATGTAGGCGAAGTATGGTGGGATTTAACAAATGCTAAATTCTTTAATCCATACCAAGGCGATGTTGTTTTTAGCACACAGAACTGGAGTAAAATATTCCAAGGAAATATAATTGATGTATATGAGTGGGTACAATCTCCTGTAATTCCAAGTGAATGGGACGCTCAGGCTGATACTGAAAACGGTTTCGCAAAAGGATTCAGCGGAACAAGTTTATATGGCGATGCTACATATAGTACACGTAAAATATACGACGGTGTTGCAAAAATATTTAAAACAAATTATTATTTCTGGGTAAAGAATAAAAGGACTATTCCGGATGTAGAATTTAGAAATACTAGTATTTTTGATATTGCAGATTATATACAAGATCCTATTGCTAAAGGTTATACGTTTGCTGCACTTATAAGTCCGTCACAATTTGTACTATACAATGCTGAAAAATATATTAAAGGCACTGAAGTTGCACTTAGTACACAGTACTGGACAATACCTAACCAAACACAGAATATACATAACCAGTATCAAATCATTAGTGAAGGATTAGAAACAAGTCAACCTAACAACGACATTGTACGTAAATGGTTTGATAGTTTAAGTGGATACGATGAACAAGACAGAATTGTTCCAGATCCATATCTAAGTCCTAAACAAAAATATGGCGCATTAAACAAGCCAAGACAAAGCTGGTTTAAAAATAGATACGAAGCTCTAAAACAGTTTATTGAACGTACAAACTTAGTGCTATCAGAAAACTTAATTGTTGATGATAAAATTATTACTTCTTTGAATAAAAACGATCCTGAACCAACAGTAGTTTCTAATCTATATGACGTAAAAATTGACACGTTAGATGATCTAGGATTTGTTGGAGTTGCTAAAGCATCACAGGCTGTTCTTACACCAGTAGTTGTTAATGGTAAAATTACAAATGTATTAATTACTGACCCGGGTAGAGGATATAGAAATGCTCCGCTAGTTACTGTAACAGGTTTAGGTTCTGGTGCAGTATTACAAACAACAATTGACGCACTTGGAAAAGTGTCTAGTGTAACTATTTTAGAAAGCGGCGAAAATTATTCTGATAATGTTATATTAACTGTTAGACCGTTTACTGTACTAGTGTCCAGCGACAACACAATTTTAGGTAAATGGGCATTATACGAAAGAGACACAGTTGCTAGAACTTGGAATAGAGTAAAAAGCCAAGCGTATGACACAAAACTATTTTGGGACTACAAAGACTGGTATGCAACAGGATATAGCGAAGTTACTGACATAGATTATTTGATTGACAATGCTTACGAACTTACACAGTTAGAAGCTGGTATTAGTAATGTAGTAAAAATCAGTAATATTGGATCAGGTGGTTGGTTACTTCTTGAAAAAATAGACAACCGAGATACTGAAGATTATACAATCAACTACAAAACAATTGGTAGACAAAATGGTACAATTAAATTTAACGAAACGTTATATGATTCAGAAGCAGCATTTACTGGATTTGATACTATTAGTTTTGATACTAAAATCTTTGACAGTGAACCACGTACTGAATTAAGAATAATATTAAACACTATTAAAGATAATTTATTCATTGACGATCTACAAGTTAAATTTAATGAATTATTCTTTGCTAGTTTACGTTATGCATTTAGTGAGCAGACTTATATTGATTGGGCATTTAAAACTAGCTTTATAAAAGCAAAACATAATGTTGGAAGTTTAAGAAAAGATATTACATTTAATAATGATAGTCTTCCTAGCTATGAAGCATATATTAAAGAAGTTAAACCTTTTGGAACAAAAATACGTGAATATCTAAGTGCATACGAAGGACTTGACAATACACAAACAGTAGTTACTGACTTTGATTTGCCGGCATCTTATAGTGCAGTAGAAGGAAAAATAGTTCCACAAAATGTAAAAGTACAGTCTAATACATTAGTTGGCACAAATGCAGATATTGAAACTTATCCAAATAAAAATTGGTTAGACAACAGCAGTTATAAAGTTGTAAAAGTAAATGTAGTTAATCAAGGAAGTGGATACTTTAGTCCACCTGTACTTAAAGTATCAGGCGGCGGCGGATCTGGAGTTGAATTAGAAACAACTATAGGAACAAACGGTAAAGTAACTGGAGTTAAAATAGTTAACGCAGGTTCAGGATTCTACAGTGCTCCAACAATTGAATCATTAGATAATATATCTGATACAGGTGAAAAAGCAACATACAGTATTCAAATTGGTGATAGTCCTGTACGTGGATTACATACTAGTGTAAAATTTGATAGAACAACAGGAACATATGTTTATACAAACTTAAACAAATCAGAAACATTTGTTGCTAGTGGAAGTAAATTTGAATATGATCTAAGTTGGCCAATGGATTTAGATAAGTCAAATATAAAAGTTTATGTAAACAATGTAGAAGCATTAGACAGTGAATATACCTTTACAAACAAACTTGATGTTAGCAAAGGATATGATAGATATTTTGGACAGATATCATTTGTAAATTTACCTGAGTTAAACAAAACAATTTTAATTGAGTATAAACTATCAAGTGACATAATGCAAGCACAGGATAGAATTAATAACTTTATTCCTAAGAATGGTAATTATGTAACTGATTTAAAACAACTTATGACTGGCTTAGATTACGGCGGAGTTGAAGTTAAGAGTTTTGAATTTGAACAAGGTCGTGGATTTGATAGTGGAGGAGATACTTGGGACACATATGATGAAACGTTTGAAGATGAGATTTTTGCATTAGATGATAGCACAACAACTTTTACTTTTGCTAAAGTATTAGAAACTGGAGTACAG